CCCCAAAGCCCCATGGGCCCCCCCTATGGCTCAATGGAAGGGGTCCCATACGCCTCTACCACTGATTTCTGGGCTTGACATGATTACGGTAATCCCCATACACTAATCATTATTATTCCCACGTTAAGCCCAGGGGATTCTCATTACTTTGAACCGTGGAGGAATCATTCTCCCCTTATTCGACCCCCATAACGGGTCCACCTTCACGCCTATCGTGAAGAGCCGTCTGAATGGCTGGTCGATGAGGCTATAATGGTAACAACTACATGGAATACATCATTTGAAGCGACTCCAGCCGGTACCGATGCCGTCTCGGGCGGGGATGACCGGCTTAGAGAACTCAAAGAGGCGATTAGACAGAACCTACATGAAGGTAAATTCATCTATATCGACGGTGCAGGGTCGGCAAACACCTACACCGCCACATTAGCCCCGGCTTCCGACACGTTAGTCGAGGGTAATGTCGTTATATTCAAGTCTGCAGCCGCAAATACCGGTGCTTCAACCCTAAATGTCAATGGATTGGGTGCTAAGAACATCCTGAAGAACCGGGATCAGACTCTAGCGTCCGGTGATATCGAAGATAACCAAGTAATCATGGTTGTTTACGATGGAACCAGCTACCAAATGATCTCTCAGCTTGCACATGGCGAAGGTGGCTCCGTCACAGCCCACCTAATCCCCGGTACTGCCAACACTTACACCCTCGGCAACGCAACTTATGAGTTTGCGGACGTATTTATCGGAGATAACGCGCATGTCCAATTCGGATCGGACCAGGATGTACTCATTGGGTGGAATACCACCCGTACTGGGCTTGATATCTCGGCTACGGAGGGCGCGGCACTCGCGCTTTACCTCTCAGCAGACGAAGGTGACGATGCTGGCGATGAATGGAAGCTCAATGTGGCCGATGGCGGTACTATTACTCTCGGTAACGACATTAATAGTGCTGGCACTTTCGTTACTCACCTGACAATCACCCCAAATAGCACAGTTGCATCGTCAACCGTAGCATTTGCCGGAAACATAACCGTTGCGGGTACAATTAATTCAAGTGGCACCATTACCGGCACCCTGGCTACTGTCGCACAAGGAAATGTAACATCTCTCGGTACTCTTACCGAACTTACAGTCGATAACATTTCCATCAATGGCACCACCATTGGCCACACAAGCGATACTGACCTCATCACTCTAGCCAGTGGGTACGCTACAATGGCGGGGGACATTCGATTTGGTGATGGACTTGGGACAAAGTTTGGTGGCGACCTAGATTATTTAATTTACTACGATGAATCCGGCGCCGATAGCTTAACAATTTGTGCGTGTGTAGAAGGTGCCGCATTTAAACTTGATATGCTTGCCGACCAAGGTGACGATAACGCCGACAAGTGGCGATTACAGATCGCAGACGGCGGTGTGCTGACTTGGGAAAGTCTTATCTCAGGTTCCTTCGTTGCCCACACAACTCTGACCCCGAATTCAACCGTTGCGTCCTCGACAATGGCGTTCGCCGGAAATGTGACGGTAGCGGGAACCATCAATTCTACGGGCACAATCACCGGAACTCTTGCTACGGCGGCTCAAGGAAATGTTACATCACTTGGTACTCTCACCGCTCTTACTGTTGACAATGTTGCAATCAATGGCACGACAATCGGCCATACAGGCGATACTGATTTAATGACTTTGGCTTCAGGAGTTCTGACTGTCGCCGGTGAAATATCCGTAACCACCTTGGATATCGGCGGAACGAATGTCACAAGCACTGCCGCTGAATTGAATCTGGTGGATGGCTCTTCGGCTAATAGCGTAGTTAACTCGAAGGCGGTTATCTATGGTTCATCTGGCGAACTCGCAGGCACTCTTTCCACAGCGGCTCAAACAAACGTCACTTCGCTAGGCACCCTTACCGCTCTTACAGTCGATAATATTGGAATCAATGGCGACACCATCACTTTCCAAGACGGAGAAACGATTCAACGCTCCGCAGAAGACATGATCTTCTATAAGATTAATGGAAGCGCCAGCGGCGGAAGACATCAATTCAACGTAGGTGCATCTAATTGGTCAGCCTTGCTCATCTCCCAGACGGGTGACGGTCCAGGAGGTATAATTGTTAACGATAATGGTATCGATAGGGATTTCCAGGTGGAGAGTACCGATGAAACGCACTGCCTGATGCTGGACGCAGGAGATAATAACTTGGCCTTCTGCACCTCCTCGCCATCATACGGAGGTGGTGATGGGATTATTATGATCGGAGATGCCAACACGGTCCCCGGCTCAAACCCATCCGGTGGCGGTGTGCTTTATGCAGAATCTGGCGCACTGAAATATCGTGGTTCCTCTGGAACCGTTACAACAATCGCAGCGGCGTAGGAGAAATACAATGGGAACGCTACCGCGGCGTAGGAGAAATACAATGGTAATTACAGCAGAAGAGTATGGGGAGATATCCGCTACAAGAACGGAAGACGAGCGCAAGCGAGAGGCGGCGGTCAAGATTCGCAATCGACTCGGAGTTATAAACCGAATCGTTGAGGCGAACGTGGAAGGCGAGACAGGTCTTCTTGCCGCAGATGCTAGTTGGTACAAATCCCGTATCGATGGTTGTCCGGTTGCCTGACATCGACTTTGGTAATGTCATCGCAATCCAGTCTCGATTAATAATTAGGACTTACTATGCCGGACATTGATTTTGGGGTTTTCGTTGGGGTTGTGATGGCCATCGTTGATATAACCGCAGTATAAAGGAGAAACAACATGCCACATTCAGATGCAGATATTGCAACTCTAGCCAAACATGGCACGGACCCCGACAAGGTCGTTGCATCAAGGGCAAAGACTCTCAGGTCGAATGATCTTGGCGGCATTCTTCGCGTGGTCGAAAACCAAGGGCAATTCAATTCCCAAGAAGACAAGGATGCGGCTGTGGCGGCTGTTGCTGCCACGAGTGTTATGCCTCCTGCTGATGAGTAATAATGATTGATTTCGCAAACATAAGCGCGAACCAGGACCTACTTCTCGCTGGAGGAGGATACCTATTGCTCAAGTCTTTTGGTGTAATCGAGATGGTTAAAAAAAAGATGAGTAATGGTAATTATAGATCTGAATCCGATTCCAAGGAACAATCCCGCCAACTAATTGGTGAGATCCACGATCTTGCAGAGAAGCAAAGTACACGGCTTGAGAAAGCCGCCATGGAAGCAGTTGTCCACACAGAGTTATTGCGAAGTATGGACGGCACTCTCAAGTCATTACTTGAGATACGCCGATAATATCGCTCGATACTGGGAGGAGTATCTGATGGCTACTATCGATGTTACGCAGGCTTTAATTGGGTATAACGGTAAGGAGATTGTATTTAAAGAAGCAGATGCGGGACAAGCAGTCATCTTCTGGGATTTTAGAACTGCGGCAATAATGGCTCTTAGAATTCCCAAAGAGGGGCAAACAGCTTCGGAGAAATATGATATCGAGCGATTGATGGCTTTGCTACACCGGAAAGATTCTGTAACATTAAAATCTGAGGATGTGGTACTCATAAAAGCTGTTGTTGGTGAACACTTTTCCCCGGAACTAGTTGGTCCCATGTTTAGAATACTGGAACCGGATACATACACTGAGGAGGAATTAAATGCCTAGAGTAGGTAAGAAAAAATTTCCTTATACTCCAGCGGGAAAGACCGCAGCAACGCAGTATAAAAAAACTATAGCCGGGGGGAAACCTGCGGCGAAAATTACGAAGGCTAAGAGGAATAAAAAACTTCGAGCTACATAAGGGGGCCTGTATGAAGTCATTAATCTCCGCCTGCCTAATTGCCACGATGCTGGTGATTGCTTCGGTTACTGGGAGCAATGCTGCTCCTAAATACGCTATTAAATCACCAGAACAAAAACATGCGGAGATGTTATATCCGATTGTTGCAGTGGCTGCGCCATATGGGTCTGGTTCTGGGACTGTAATCTATTCCAAGGACGGCAAAGAGGGGTGGGAAACATTCATTCTCACCAATCACCATGTGGTTGCAAGTGCAATTAAAGTGGAGAAAGAGTGGGACCCGCGTAAAAAAGAGAAGGTTGATATAGAGCGCCGCATGACACTTACTGTGCGATGGTTCATATATAACAAGCTTAGTCGCTTCGTTGGAACTTCCGGTAAGACTGTAGACATCGTTGCTTATGACGAAGCTGCTGACCTTGCTCTATTGAAGGTGCGGGATTCGGAACGAGGAATAGATCATGTAGCGGCTCTTCGTCCATGGTGCGAACCCATCTACCTATTTGATCCCGTTTTTGCAGTAGGGGCTGGGTTGGGTAAACCACCGTTTGCTACTGAAGGTACGTTAGGATTATTTGATGAGGAGGTTGATGGATATCGATACTTGTTAGCTACTGCTCCCATCATCTTTGGGAATTCTGGTGGTGCGTTGTTTCGTTGGGATGCAAAGAAGCTGAAGTTTGAAATGGTCGGAGTTCCTTCCCGTGTATCAGTAACCTGGGCAATTGTTATTCCGCACATGGCTTGGATTATCCCACGTACCACGATATGGGAATTTTTAAAGAAGAATAAACTTGACCGTATACTACCGAGTGGATGTTCATCCCTCGAATAAAGGAGACACACATGAATCATCCCAAAACCACTATTGCAGGGTATCTTGTCGTGGCGGCTGCATTGCTTTCCCTCGTTGCTAAGTTTTTTGGCGGTGGAATTGATGCAACGGCTATTCAAGAAGTTATTGCTGCGCTGGCAGGTATTGGGTTAGTTGCCAGTTCTGACGGCGGTGCGTAATGAGCATCATCAGCACTTTGTTAGCATTGATTCCTATGCTGTTAAAAGGGTTCTTCTTCTGGAGTTTAAAGAAAGCGGGAAGTAAGAGTGCAGAACTCAAGATGGCCCAGGCTAAACTGGAGACATTGCGGCGTGCTAAAGAAGTGGATGATACGATTAATCGGATGCCTATCAGTGTTGTACGTGAGCGGTTGCAGCTACTTTCCAAAAGAATACAGGCTCGGGCCCGATGAGTTTTGTATGATTTACACACCTATACCGCTAACAAATGCTGACATAGCAATGTTATCGGCGTTTTCAGCGAGGACTATTATTCAGAATGAGCAGAAGTATGCAACCCTTTGTTTGGAGCGTAACTGATAATGTGGGACCCAAAGGATGAAAATGCTCCCTTGATTAATAAGATTCTTGACCTTAAAGTCGAGAAGAGTCTCACATCGATGGATATTTCCCGCATACTGGAGATATCTCATCAGACAGTTTATGAGACAGTGAACTCAGAACTGTTCAAGATGATGGAGGCAAAGTACTGGAAAGCTGTAGAAGATCACTTAACGGAGACACAACGCCGTGGAGTATTAAAAGCAAAAGCCACCCTGATTGATGCAGCACCCATGGCAGCAGAGCGCTTGGCCGAATATGCCACCGATACCGATACAAAAGTGCGGACTTCAGCGGTCAAGGCGGCTGAGCGGGTGTTGATGAATGTCGGGGTTGGTAATTCGGAAGGCTTAGATTTATCTGGGGATCGAGTTGCGCTTCGGATAATTGTAGAACGTGCTGCGATTGACGAGGCAGAGAACCTTGGCCTTGAGACAATAGAGGATAAAACAATCGATCATACACCCTCTAAATCTCAACAGAAGGGTACTTTACTTGGCAAGGAGTTAGCAGAAAGTAATGCCAGTAACAACTAAGCTTACCAAGAAGCAAACATGGACATTCATAGAAGGTGAATGGGCCGATCTTATTGTAGTAGCGGGAGCTTTTCGTGCTGGTAAAACCGCAGCCGCCCTCATCTGGCTCGTCGCTAAGATACTTGAACACCCACATACGGCCCTTGTATTGCGGTCCAAGTATCAGGAATTAGATGATATTATTAGGCCGGAGCTAGAGAAGTGGCTTCCAGCAGAGGAGTTAGCAAGACCACTAAAGAAACAATACCCTTATGATGCCCACTTAAAGAACGGTGGACGCATCATGTTCCGCCATCTAGAGAAAGGAATGGTGGACTTACGGGGCGTATCGGCAGGCTCAATCCTGCTGGATCAGGCAGAGGACATACCGGAAAATGATTTCATGTATCTCTTTTCCCGGCTCTCTGAGCCCGATTCACCCAGGAAAATGCTTATAACCGTCAACCCAAATGGACATGATTACATTTGGAAGTTGGCGAGAAAGGGGGCTGATACTGTACTCAAACCTAAGCTCATTTCTTTTGACGATGAGGAAAGAGAGTTTGTAGAGGAAGGTGGGGTTTACCGTAAGACGATACCAGTTAAACTTCCCGATGGTACCGTAGAGGAGGCTAAAGTTTCTCTAGTCGAGATCACCGCCTTTGAGAACCCCCATATCCCCCGCGACTTTTTAGTCCGGGAATTAGCCTTCTTTGATGAGAAGACGCGGCGTCGATTAGTATATATATCTTGGGAAGAATCTTCGGCGCTTGTCTTTCCTGACTTCGACCCGGAGATCCATGTGATCCCCGCTGACTGCTCACTACCCTCCGGTAAGTGGTCTGGCGGGATGGATCACGGGGTAACTGCTCCAACGGCGTTTTACTTGTGGAATACATTCTCGAGGGATGGAGTTACCGAGCATGTTGTGGGACCTGAATATTATGAATCAGCTACCATTCAAGCCCATAGTTATGCTATCCGCGATATGTGCCATGAGTTTGTACCGGCATCACAACCGCTTTGTTTGGTAACGTGCGACCCTAGTATATTTGAGCCGGTCCGGGAACACCGCGGCAGGATGTATGGAGATGTAGAGGAGTATCGAAGAGCGGGATTACAAGGTAAGATATCCCTTAGACCTTCTCGTACTAAGAGGTCACATTTAAAGATTACGGCTATTAGAGAACTAATGACCATAGATCTTAATCGGGATCACTTGATAACAAAGAGGCCGGGTGCTCCAAGATTGTATATACGCAGTGATTGCCCGGCATTCGTACTGGAGATAGAAAACTTTAAAACCCGTGATTTGGGGGCGGGGATTATTCAAGGCGTATTGACGGAAGATAAGTTTCAAAGATCTCCAACACACGCGCTGGACGCTAACTTTTATAATGCGGTGATGGAACCTCAACCCCCGATTGAGGAACGAGAGCCCGTGAGTGCCTTGGATTCAATGTTTGATACTGAGCCCGACGAGGCTCGTAGCCCTTGGATAATATAAATGGCAAACATGACTGACGCATTGCAAGAGTCCCAAGAACTACCCGAAAAGGTACGTGAGGGTCAAAATAAGAACACGGATCTTATGGCGTTTATGACCCAATTTGGTGAATGGTTCCAGCGGGATCAATCTCGGGACATATCATGGCGACAAGATTCCCTCGAGTCTGCCGCCTTCTACATGGGACTCCCGTGGACTTCCCGAGAGATAGAACAACTCCGCAAGGAAGAGAAGCCAATCCTAAATCTCAATCTTGTCCGGCCATATATCAATCTTATTACCGGTATACAGATTTCTGCAGATACCAACCTACGTGTCCTGGCTACCGACCCAAGCAATGATGAGGTATCTCAGGCTTTGGATAAGTTAATCCGGCATACGGAATTCCGCTCCAAGTATGTCTCCATCAAGGCCATGTCGTTTCGTGATGGCATTGTGCTGGGCCGGGGTTGGAGAGAAGGGTACCTGGATTTCGCTAATAACCCCTTTGGGGAGCTTAAATACGGCTATGTACCACCCTCACATGTGAGGTTTGATACCTATGCGCGCATGCCCGACCTATCGGATATGGAATACTTGTTCCGGTCTAAATGGTTCTCAGCGCGGACATTCCAAGAATTGTTCCCTGATGCTAAGGATGCCCCCCGAATTGGTGAGGATATCTTCGAGGGCTGGACAGAAGATGATGTAAACCCCTTAGACCGGGCGCCGAATGATGACTCCCGTCAACGTGTAGTAGAGATATGGTGGAGAGAATATCGAAATCGCTTCTTCGCAATGGGGTTTGATGGCACCTCATTCAGAGGATTTGAATCTGAAGAAGACGCTGTAAACTTTATCAATGAATCTGAACTCGAGGCTGAGATCCAGGAACTCCCAACAAACGTGATTCGATATGCCATCCTATCCGATAAGCGGTGGTTAGTTGAACCAACTGATTCCCCCTATGGTAATCGTGTCTTCCCTTATTTCCCATTCTTCCCTGACTTCTTCCAAGGCGAGACTCCTGGCTTGGTCGAAGATATGAAGGATGTTCAACGAATATATTCTAAGACTGCAGCGCAAGCACTGCATATTATAAATCAGTCGGCTAACCGTCCCATCCTCATGGAGGAGGGTTCAGTCGATAACGCCCAGGTTACCGCTAATAACATGAACCGAGCCGGTTATCCGGTAACCTATAAAGCAGGTACTACGCCACCTCGATGGGGTGAACCGCCCCCCTTCCCGTCAGAACTGTTTACATTCCAGGACCGGGCTCAGGGTATGGCGCAATTTGTAACAGGATTACCTCCTGCTGTATCGGGTCAAGCTGCTGGCTCCCGTGAACCTGCCCGCGCTGCTGAAATGCGAAAATTACAAGGGCAGAATGTTCTTGTCATGGCAGTGAATAACTGGCTGCAATCTGAAATACTTCGAGGTTTATGGACTATAGATGCAGCACAGAGACTTCTAACCGAGCCTCACATGATTCGGATAATCAACGAGGATGAGGGTGTACCGGAGCAACAGGTGCAAACCATCGAGTTTAATCAACCCATGGCTACTGCAGACGGCGTTGTACGAGTTATGAATGACCTTTCCGTAGGCCAATACGATATTCGTATCGATCATGTAGCCTCGAGTACGGCACTGCGAGAGGACCATCTTAATAAGCTCATCGAACTGTCAACTGCAGGGGCACCAATCCCATCGGAACTCATTATCCGATTGATGACGGGCCTTCCCTCTGATGTTAAGGCTGAGATGATTACGAGAACTCAGCAAGCCGCACAGCAAGCAGCGGCTGCACCGGGCGCGCAGGTACAAACCTAATGGTAATTCCAGCTAATTTATTAGTAGAGCCTTTATTACAAAACGCGCAGTCGCGTTCTGCACCTATTGGTAATCGGAATCCCGTAGTGGCGGATAGTTTGGGGCAAGCTCTTGGTATACGGCCTGAGGTGTTTGGCGGTCCGAATCCGAATTTGCAAGGATTAGTGCAGTTGGCACAGACGTCAAATACGTCAACTGACGGGCAAGGGGATCAAACAACGCAAGGGGACTCAACCTTCCTTCCCGACTTTCTTACATATCTTCATAAAGTAGAGGGTAAAGGCGGTGATCGTACAAGTAAGGAGTACGATGCCATTACTTTTCCAGGCGGCTTGACTACTCATACAATAAAAACGATGGGTCCAAACGTAGTGCCCGAGCTGTATAGGGCTGGCAAACCACGATTTAAAAATCGTGCGCAAGCTGAAAAAGCAATGAAGGCTGGGGACATAAAGCCAGACTTTTGGGACAAACAGATAGAGCGGTCTATCGGTCACTATTCAAAAAATATACCAAACTGGGATACTTTAGGTAGGGATCAAAGGATTGGTGCCTTATCACATATGTGGAATCTTGGCCGGAATGCAAAATTTAAGTCGTTGTTTAACATCCTTAAAGCTCCAACGGCGCAGGATATCAATATCCACGATATAAAACGATATATCACAAATTCCAAATCTACTGGCGAATTTAGAAGAGGTACCGTCAATAGGCGTATTAAAGATATCAATAAAGTGTTGCAGGGGAAAGGTCATCGCATTATTACTAAAGTGTTGTATGAGGATGGTGAGGGGGGGAAGAAGTTAACAATGAAAAGTATAATTCGTCCAAAGGATAAGATTACTATTCCAGGGAAAACTGATAAGTATGTTGTACAAAAAGGAGATACTCTGGGTAAAATTGCTAAGGCGCATAAGATCAGTCTTAAAAAGCTTCTTAATGCGAGTGGCACTTCAGGGGGAACCAAGATGACGTTTTTTCTAGGCGCGGGTAATGATAGTAGTGGCCCGATTCTAAATGACCTGCATAATAATAAAAATCGCGTTTTAGAGGGCACTGGCAAAGCATTTGAATTTACCGAACAGGGGGACCAAAAGACGGTGGAGAAATAAGTGTCCGTTAAATGCATCTACATCAAGCCAGAAGCTTGGCGACAAGTGACTAAGGCTTACGAAATCTTAGAGTGGTGCAAGGAAGCACCCAACGTGAAGGATCATATAGCAGTATGGGTTAAACCTAACAACTCGGTGCCGCCTACCGCAAAGGGCGAGCGCCCCCACGAAAGGGGAACAGTATGAGTGAGAAAGTGCAGTACACTATTTCTGAATCTGAAGCTGGGTTCGAGGTTACTGATCCCCAGGGGGTATCGGTAGCTAAAGGAGATAGTGCGGAGGATGTAACCACTGCCGTTCGTGAAGTAATGGGTGATGAGGTTAATCTCGTAATGGCTGGAGCCGAATCGACGGATGAGGAAGAGGCTGACGAAGACACCGCGGATGAAGAGGTTATAGCGGAAGAAGAGGATGGGGAAGAGGCTGACGAGGAGGAAGCCCCGGAAGCCAAAACTGTCCCGCTTGCCGCACTCCATGAGGAAAGAGCCAAGCGACGAGAACTCGAGGAAAGGTTAGCAAATCTTGAAGCTAATCAGGTTGCAGACATCATCCCCAAGGGTACCGTTAACCCATTAGCGGACTTGGATGATGATGATGTATTGTCAGTTGGACAATTGAAGCAGCTTCATGCTAATAACCAATTGACAAACCTCCAATCGGTAATGGATGCATACGCCAGATCTCCAAAGACTGACGTAGATCCCTTGGCCCCCTCACAAGCAGTACAACTAGTGGTATCTGCTCTCAAGCAGAATCCAGGGATGATCACTGCACTTGCGGCACACCCAGATCCTGTCGGGCGTATCCGCGCTACTGCACAAGCATATCTGGAGCAAACTGGAAAGACTGCTGGCTCTTTGGATGGCGTTCCTCCATCTGAAGCAGTCGAAGAAGTAAAAGAAGTAAAGAAGAAGCGGTTGAAGAAGTCGTTAACTGCAAAGAAAGGGGTTCACCCTTCTCTCGGCAAAGGTTCGGGTAGTGATAATCTTGGTGACGAGGTTACGGGGCACATTAATCGATTAGCTAGTCTAACTGGCGAGGCTCTCACTACGTATATGGAGAATCTCGGTAAAGAAAAGCGAGACGCAGTGCTTCAAGTCATGACGAACCAACGAGCCGGGGGGTAACTACAAAAGAGGATAAGCCAAAATGGCTGAAACCGTTATAAACACTTCCCATTTCAGGCAAATCTGGGCGCAGGGTGTCTTCGTCGAAGCTAAGGAGAAGATGTTCTTCAAACAGGCTGGCTTGATGGGGTCAGGTGAGAATGCAGTTGTGCAGGAACTCACCGATCTCTCAAAGGACCGTGGTGATCGTATTCATGTTCACCTTCAGATGAAACTGAAAGGTTCTGGTGTTTCTGGCGACAACACGCTTAAAGGAAACGAAGAGCAGTTGATTGTCTACCAGGACACTGTAACCAACGATCAGCGTCGTAAGGGCGTTGTTTTCCCACGGCGTTTGGAAGCGAAGAAAACCGCTTAGGACGTTATGTCGATGGGCCGCAGAGCCCTTCTCACGTGGCTGGGGGGGACTAGGGATCAACTCATTAT